CAACGGGAAGAGCAAATGTACTCCTATGTGGTACACTTCCTTAGTAAGGAGCGTTTTCCACGTGCCTATATAACTTGTTATGTCACATAGACTACAGGATTGTATCCAGGCTCGCGCTGCGCCCCCTTTCGAGGGGCTGTGGAACTCTTGTCCGTGGGAGGCTTTCTTTAGGTGGTTAAACCTGTTTGGTTTATCAACCTTTGAAACCTCTTACGGAACTCTTTTCCTTTTCTATCTCCTTCACGAGGGCTCAATAATTATCAGCCCTGTTAGTAGAAGAAAGCGGTAAAAGAACCGAATCACTCCTAAATGGATCCATTAATGGTAAACTCATTGCTTCAGTTCGAGCTTTGATTTTGTACTTGATGTTATACATCATTTCCATCATCCAGTTCTCTCTGTAGTAATTGGTAAATACCATATATGGGTCATCGAAGATGATTCGCCTAACCGGTTTATCCCGAAGAAGATCGTCTGTCTTGGCTACCCAGCTAGACAGCATCTTCTTCAGGAATGGACTTTGAGTTAAATCAAAGTCCACTCCTGCCAATGATTGGACAGTTCGCAAGTTATACACGGTTTTACCCGCGTATTTCTTGTTGGACTCCCATCTTTGGACAGCAATCTTATAGAATGCTTCGTCCATTGAGGATAGGAGACTATCCATCATTACTGCAGAAAGCGAGTTAGTCAGCTTCATAGAAGCTGTTAACCCATCTGCAGTCGGGATAAATCCGAATGGTCCTTTCACCAATCATAACATTTTCTGGACTTGCGATCTTCGGACCGTAGGAACAGAAGTGTACATGTTGGTTACAGACTCTTCGGATAGGGCAAAGTTCTTATTGACCAAGTCAAGAAGAATCGAAGGTATTCCCTTCAGAGTCTTCAGACCGACCAGTAAGTTCTTTGCTCCCACTGGTGACAATTCACCATCTAGTCTAATAAGTCTTTTAGCGAATTCAAAAGAATCGCGAGACTTAAGAGATTTTGACAAGTTTATGTCGACCCCTAAGATGCGTGTCATAAGTTCATGATATACATTAGCAACTGACTCATTAGCGATTACAATATCGTCACCCAAAAGGGCGTAATGAGTGAAATTCGTCAATCCTAGACGAAGCGCACTCACACGAACTATAACGTGATGAGTCAGAGCTAACATAGCTCAAGAACTTAAGGCACCCATAGGCTGTCCAACTGAATATCGTATCGGATTTCCTTTATGATATCAGTCCCTGTCAACCAATATCTTTCTCCACTCGTTAGCGAAATCTTCGCCAAACATTGTAGATAAGACATCGGTTTGCAGTTGGATAGGCAACCTATCGGTAGCCGCACTTAGGTCGAAAGAATAGAATGTCGGGTTTACAATCTCCTTGGTT